TCCGGTAGTATATGTACATCCATTCCATCCGTTACTGGAGCCACCGCCACCAACAACAGTTACTTTAAGCTTGGTAACGCCAGAAGGAATAGTAAACGTATGTGAACCAGAAGTAGTATAAACAGTCGCTGAAGGACCGGCAAAACTACTGCCGCTAGAAGCAGTAGCCCACGAAAGCGTACCAGTACCGTTAGTGGACAACATTTGACCGCTGGTTCCATCGGCAGACGGTAGCGTATAGATCGTAGAACCAGCAGCAGCGGCTCCTTTAAGGCCCACATAACCAGAGCTAGAGCCATACAAACGCAGATTATTCACATAAGCGTCTGCTTTGGTGGTTGCACCGATGGCAGTACCGTCAATATTACCGCCAGTGATAGCAACAGCGTTAGCTTCCTGGTTACCAAGGCCACCAACAACCTTAACAACGCTGCCGCCGTTGTCTTTGGTATAGATCTTTTTATCAGTGACGTTAACAGCCAACTCACCCTTAGTGAGCTGACCTGCTGTCGGGACTGCTGATGCAGTGCTTGAGTTTTTAGTTACGATAGTAGAAGCCATAGTTTTTCCTTAATAGGTTCCCCCGTCAATTGTACCAGTAATTTTAGATCCTGCCAAGGCAGTAATCCAAGAAGGGTCTGAATATGACCCAGAAGTGGACACATAAGTGGTTGTATCAATAGACCAAGTATTTGTCCCTGTTTTCTTCAGAAATCCAGTAGATCCGTTCAAGGCAGCAATGGCTGTCAAGTCACCGTCCAAAGGTTGATAGGTAGTAGCAGCAGTAGCGCTGGTCAAATAACCAGCAGATGCGTGGTTTCCCCATCCGTAGGCCGTATCTGCCTTTGTTCCTTGGGCAGCAGTAGCATAATCCGTAGATGCTGTCGTAGCAGCAGTGCCTAGACCCAGGTTTGTCCGAGCCGTAGCTGCGTTAGTTAGATCAGAAAGATTATTAGCCTTCAACAGAGATGAACTAAGAGTAGTCACAGCAGCAGCGGCACTGGCAGCAGCATTAGTTGCGCTAGTGGCTGCATTAGAAGCACTGGTTGCTGCACTAGAGGCGCTATTAGCCGCATTAGTAGCACTGGTTGAGGCAGAAGAAGCACTAGAAGCAGCAGCCGTAGCGCTGGAATCTGCTGCATTCTTGTAGGTCAGTGCGTTGCTTTCGCTAGTAGCAGCGTTAGTAGCACTTGTAGAAGCCGCAGAAGCGCTGTTTGATGCGTTTGTTGCTGACGTAGAAGCTGCTGATGCACTTGAACTTGCATTAGATGCGCTCGTAGAAGCATTTGAAGCACTTGTAGAAGCAGAAGAAGCACTGCTTGATGCGCTAGAAGCACTTGCAGAAGCGTTAGTTTCGCTTGTGGCTGCATTGGAAGCACTTGTAGAGGCACTAGAAGCGCTACCAGAGGCTGCACTAGCGCTTGAAGCTGCGGCAGAAGCACTAGAGGCAGCAGCAGCAGCGTCAGCGGCTACAGAAGCCTCACTAGCGGCAGCGTCTGAGGCACTGGAAGCAGCAGCAGATGCACTACTAGCGGCAGCACTTGCGCTTGCAGAAGCTTCAGAAGCTTTGGTGGTTGCTGTAGACGCGCTAGAGGCTGCTGAAGAAGCGTCTCCTAGAGCAGAAGCTGCGCTTGCAGATGCCGATGAAACATAAGCAGCAGAAGTGGTTGCAGAATTAGCAGCAGAAACAGAACTAGCAGCAGCAGCGGTAGCACTAGAGGCTGCGGCAGTGGCTGCTGCAACAGCTTCAGCAGTTTTTTCAATCACCAAGGCGGCTTGATTAGCTGCCTCGTTGGTAGTATCCCCTGATCCGCCAGGGCCACGATAAATTGCCATTTAGACTCCGAACAGTTTCTGAGAGATGTTGGTATCAGGAACAAACTTAGTTGCGTACCAAGACTGCAACGGGGTTGTAATATCTGCCGGAGCAGTGGGGAACAGTCGATTATAGTTTTGCTGAATCTGTTGATAATAAGCAGGACTATAGTTAGCCGTACCGCTGTAAGTCCCTGCCTGAGACACAGGAGCAGGGGTGGTAGAAGATGAACCACCAGTCAATGCACCAATAGCAGCCGCCCCTGCCAAAGCACCAGCAGCCCCTCCAAGAAGACCAGTAGAAGACAGCAGATTCTTAGCTGTATTTGCGGTACTGATAAGACTCTTGATCTTGTTAACATCAGAAGCAGTTACATTGGTAGTACCTGCTTGAAGAATCTGATTAATCTCAGCCGTGGTAGCAGGAGGAAGGTCAGACAAAGAAGCGGGATCAATACCAATATCTTTATAGAACTGGTCTTGAGCTTCTGCTTCAGTCATTCCAATGTTGCTCATGGAATTGACATCATTAGCCACCGTCTGTGCAGCGTCAGCTTCAAGATAATCCGAAGGAGACGGAGGCAACTGAGGCTGTTCCGTCACAGCAGGCTGCTGAGCAACTGCTTCAGGCACAGGCTCTGGAACACTAGGCATGGTTGCAGTCGTGTCAGCAAGAGGATTAGTCAGGTCTTCTGTCGTATAAGCAAAAGGATCTTTAAGAATGTCTTGCGTAGCAGCCGCATCAGCAGCCAAGTAGTCAGGCTGAGTTACCGAAGGAGTTACGTTAGGAATCTGAGTAGGCGTAACTTCAGGGGTAGTGATACCTGTGCCAACAGTAGCCACTTCAGGAAGGATGTTTTCAATCCCTGTAGCAACTTGGTCGATGGGAAGCTCTCCACCATACACGTTCTGCAAGTCAGCAGTGCCTGCATTGAGGATGTCTTCACCGCCGCTAACGGCTGATCCAAGAGCGTTAGTGCCTGCTCCAATAACAGAAGAAATCAATGCTTTTTCAGCATCTCCACCGTTTAAGGCAGTCTGGATCAATGTATTACCAGCAATCGTAGCTGCCGTTCCTGTCAATCCCAAAGCAGAGCCAATAGCAGTTCCAGCTCCAGGCAACGCCGCCGCAAGAATAACAGGAACTAAAGGATTATTCAACAGTCCTTGAACACTTCCTAAGAAACCAGTTCCTTCATTACTTCCAGTCTGATATACAGTAGGATTATACGAAGTGATTTGCCCGGTTCCTGCCTCAGGCTGAAAAATCATTTCATTAAATACGTTGTTATCAGCCCTAGTACGGACACGATATTGTCCTGTTTTAACCTGTTCATAAACAGGGTAAGGGAAACCGTCTTCGTTTACTGCTGTTCCTGTCTGTACGGTTTTGGTTATAGGTTGAAAAGTCCAGCTATTACTAGGAACATAAATCTTACCGTCAACTTCTAAAGCTTCAACCCCGCTAGTGGGGACAAACCCACTTTCGTAATCATAAACAGTCCCGCCATGAGGCTGATCGTAATAACGAACATCCCAAGCCCCTCCGTTAACGTAGCTTTCTGGATATACGGTAACTACTTTTGCTTGTCCAGATTTTAGAAAAGAACCAATGGTATTAATGTCAGGGGCCGAATATGTAGACGGGCCTGCATAATTAGCAACAGGGATTACTTTAGGAGAGGTTGCCATTATTACTCTTCTTTAGATTTGAATTTCTTCTTCGGCTCTTCTTTAACTTCTACAACTACAACTTCTTCCCATTCAGGGTTGTTTTGAAAACTCTTAATGTCACCTTCCTCCACTACGACAGCGTAGCGATTAGGGTCATTATTGTCGATCATCTTGAATGTAGCCATTATGTATCCTTTCTGAAAAGCCCCGTAGGGCTCTTTAAAAAGGACTCCATCCTTTTGAGATGGAGCCTTAGGGGTGCAAGCTCTTAACGAGTTATAGTTATTAAGCCAGAACGATCAGCGGAACGCAGGACTTGTCACGCAGCTCAGCAGCGCCATACAGCGTGTCAGCGGTGAACAACGTACCCAGGAATTCCTGCTTGTATTGCGTCTGCGAACGAACGCCCAACTGCTCAACCAGCACAGCGAAGTCACGCTGGAACAGCAGAGCAACCTTGTCAGGGGTCGAAGCAGCGGTGGTGTCACAGTTGGTGGACACGAACACTTTCACGCCGTAGATGTCACCAAACTCGCCGTTCATCAGCGTAGAACCCGTACCTTTGAAGGCTTGCTCGGTGAAACGAGCGATACCCAACATAGAGTTACGAGCCACCGGGGGAACGACCAGCGAACGACCGTCCATCGGCACATCGTTATCGTCCAGCGACTGGATAGCCTTGCGGATACCAGCGTCAGCGATAGCGGCAGCGTTAGACGAACCGTAGGTGTAAGCAGCACCGGTAGAACCGATCAAGCCGCCAGCGTATTGCTGGTTGCCAGCCGTACCGCCGTTAGCACCACGACCCAACTGGATCAGGGTGGTGTCAACTTGCTTAGCCAGGGCGTAGCCAGCATCTTCGGTGTAGAAACCGCGCAGGCTCGACAGAGCTTGGGCTTCAACGATGTCCTCGATCAAACGCGAGTATTCGTAGTGGTTAGCGATGCTCACAGAGATGTCGCTATCGCTTTCAGCAATCAGCGTCACCGTGTTAGCAGCGGCCTTGGCAGAAGCAGAACCACGAGCCGGGCTAGGAATGTGAACCGTGTCACCTTTCTTGCCCTTGAAGTTCATTTTCTTAACCAAGTTAGCCATAACGAGGTTTTTCTTATACGCAGCAACAATCTCATCACTCCATACTTCGGGGATGAAATTAGCTGCGCTGGTGGTGGTTACGGCATTTGCGCCGGAAAAAGTAGCTGCCATTTTATAAAACTCCTAAGTTTTGTTTATTTAACTCGACCTTCAGCGTATGCCTTCATAATCTCAGGCTGAAGCTGTTCATAACGGTCAGGATCTGTCATTTTTAGCCGGATTAGGTCAGCACGGCGATAGACTTTGGCTGAAGACTCTCCAGTACCTCCAGTATCAACAGATGCGGCCTTAAGATTCTGTTTAAGCATCTTCTGACCAGCATCAGCAGTTTGCTTGGCTTTTACACCACGAATCTGCTTGAACGTACTCAACAACTCATCAGCAGCGCCGAAATCGTATTGACTGTCTGCCATAGCAAACATATTCAAACGGATCGGGGAGGCTTTTACCCACTCCTGGAACTCACCGTCTCCTACCACCTCTGCAAAATCAGGATGCTTTTGTTGAAGCATTTGCTGAGTCTGCATCTTCTTGAACTGCTGAGCAGCTTCACGAGCAGCGATAATATCCGGATGAGTCTCAACTGCTTTCAGAACCGCTGTTTTCGGATCTTCAAAGAAGTCAATCTCTGTTTCTTGTTTAGCAACTGGTTGCTCTTTGTTGAGATTCTGCTGAATCAACTGGTCTGCGAGCTTTCGCATTTCCCCTACTTCTTGTGCCTGCCTCCCAATCAGCTTTTCAGCCTCTTGGTGCATTTTCACAATATCCTCCAGACTCTTACCTGAGTATTTCTCAGGAATCTGGGGAGCCGCAGGTTCAGAACTTAGTTCTTGTTTCTGCTCTTCAGCCTCAATTTCACTCGGCTTCTCAATTTCTTTGTCAATCAATGCCATACTTACCTTTCCTGCCGTAAACGGTTCTAGGATATTTATAGAATGGAACGAACTTAAGCTAAGTCTTCTGTTCCGTTTTGTTTGCGTTCAACAGCCAATTTCTCAGCCCTCTTACGCTCCCAAGCGTCATAAGCCGTAGGGAATTGACCTGTAATTCCTTCCAACTTAAACATGGGTTTTGAGATTATGCGTTTAGCGTCTTTTGAACAGATAGGGCAAGCCTTTGTTCGGACACTATCATCCACATAAGCCTCAGTTACATGAAAATCCTCACAGCAGAACTCAAACATTCGTTTCATGTTGAAGCTCCTCGTAGGCTTTTTCACATATCTCCTTGCGCTGGAGAACCAGATTAAGAATATCTAACTGTCCTTGACGGAAATAAAGCGTTTGTGTGTCCGCTACAGTAGATAAATCGTTTAAACTAGCCTTCAATGCTTGGAAATCTTCCATCAACAATGACCACCCTTTGGTAGCCATCATTGAAAACATTTCTTCGTAGTAAACTTGTAGTTCTTTGTCCATTTGGAGAACCTATTAGTTAATAATAACGGTAGCTTAACCTAAAAAGATTACTTTGTCAAGCCTTTTTTGATCTATTCATCATTTGAAGGGCTGCAATACGCTCATTTGAGGCAATATCAGCCGCTTTTAGGTTAACTTGCTTCTCTTTTAGCATAACATCTGCCAATTTCAGACGTTTCTCAAAGTCAGCACCGTTGTCCAGATTGGTGGCAGCAGCCTGAATAACGTCTACACGATGCTTTTCAGGAATCATCTGAGCTTCAATCATTGTTTTCTGAGCTTCTGCTTCCTCTTTAGAGGCTTTAGCAGACAGTTCTTGTATCTGAGCCTGAGTAAGAGCCTGCTGAAGCTGTTGAGCCTGCATAGCAGCCTGCTGAGCCTGCGGATTCGGCTGACTCATCTGATCCAAAGCCTGAATAAGCTCAGAACGATTAGAAAGTGAGCTATTAGACAGGATACCTTTTAGGATAATAGGCAGCACCGGAGTGTCAGGGCCTAGGGTCTGCAACAAACCAATAAACTGTTGTTGTTCGTATTCCCGTGCCATAATACCAAGGGTTCCAGTAGGAACAAAATCCATATCCACAGACGGATAACGCTCAGGATCGAACTGCATATAACGGAAGGCAGCTTTCCTAATAAACGGAATAAGGAAATCTTCCTGGAAATTACTCAAGGTACGTTTGTACTTCTTGATAATACCTGCCAAGACCATGCTCATTCCGCTTGCGCCTGCATCACGAGGAACATTGGAAGGCATTCCGGAGGCATCCACAGTTCCGGTGGCCTGAAGCAGCATACGCTCAAAGTTCTGTGCCGCAGCAGCATTAGTTCCGTCAGTCTGCCCAAACTTAAACGGCATCAGGATCTCAGAAGGAGCACCGTTGGTCAGGATAGCCTTACCGGGTCGAACCTCAAACTTAGCCCCTCGAGGAAGACGGGTAGCATCCATAGCCACCATAGGAGCAGAAGTCAAAGCCATCGAGTCCAGCATGGCACGATACTGGCTATCAATAGCTTTCTGCATATTAAATGCCTTCTCAGCTGTACCGCGCCCCCAGAAGCGTCCAGGAACCGTATCGTCTTGATATGCCACCACAGGACGATCTTTCATCATGTACGGAGAAGCTTCAGCTTTCAGAAGAATACCATCATTGGCAATAACCACGATGGCTTCCACCAAATCCGCATAATCCTCTGCTTCAGAACCTTCAGGGAATAGATCTTCGTATTCACCTTCTTCAACACCTTCTAGGTACTCACGAGGAACTAGACCATAATAGGTCAAAAGTTTAACCTTATCGTCACGGTATTGAGTCTCTTCTTGAGTGGGTTCAAGAAGCTGTGAGGGATAATCAGAACCAATATCAACCTTTTTATAGGTTCCGTTCTCCATGTTCTGAACCACTTTGTGGATGGAGACATACTTTTCAATCGCCACTCCAAGCGCATCCTCGATGCTGTCAGCATTGGGATCAATCAAAAAGTTCTTAGGATTAACCGGCTTCAAAGGAACGCTGATACGATTATATTCCTCTACACCAATAGCAGCTGTACCTGCAACACCAGGAATAGCTTTGGTAGCGGGACGATAGGCGGTGGTTTCTTTTACCAGAACTTCACCAATACCAGTACCATAGATTTCAGCCATCAATTCGATAGCGTCAATAGCTTTAACAATCTTGTCTCGTTTGAAGTCTTCATTCAGTTTGGCTTTGATTTCTTCAACATCCAGAGGATTACCATTCACATCCATGATGTCATCTTTGATGTCAAAGAATTCGCCTTGACCAAAGATAGCTTCCATCACCTCAGCGTGTCGAGTCTCAATGGCTTGCTGCGTTGCAGGAGATACAATACGACTACGCTCAGTCTCTTTGGTTTTATCTAGCGCATTCCATTTACCACGGAAAATACGCTCATATTCTTCCCAATCAGGAAGGAAGTTTACATCACGGTAGTCACGCCACCGATCAGTATGTTCGATAACAAAGGAAACCAGTTCATTTTCAGGTTCCGTAGGTTCCTCAAACATATTTTCATCTGTAATTTCTGCCATTTTTATCCTTAATAACCAGCTATAGGGTCAAGAATTTCAAACTCATCTTCTTCATAATCAGCGTTGTAGTTAGCAACTGCAAGCTGATCCACGTAACTCAAAGCATCCACTAAGTCATCATGCACACCATTGGTAGGGAACATGATGAGTTGATCTCTAAACTCAGTCCAATCTTCATCCTCATTAAACGAGATTCGACCGTGTTCCATTCGCCCCTGAAGTGACCAAATAACTCGATCCACTTTCTTTTTGTTTCCATGAGTGAGATCATGAATATGAGCATAGATATTATTCTTCCTCATCAAGTCATTCAGATACGGTAAAACAGCATTCTTCAATGCTCCTCGCTCAATACCGATTGCACTCGGTTGGAAATCCCTGATGGTTTTAAGAATATTGACAGCCGTTTGTCTAATGTCCCATCGACCATGCTCAATACTATGAACCCACCAATCACCATTATCCAAAAGCTTAACAATAGCAATAGCAGTTTCATCTAAACGCTTCTTGGAAGCTCCAGCATTCTTAGCCACATCCTCAAATCCAGCCAAGTCCACAGCAACGTAGTAAGCTCCAAACTGAGGTTCCTTAGCTTTCTTAAACCACTCTTCCTTAAAGACATCAGCACCAGCGGTATCAAAAGAACTTAAGTATTCCTGCTTGAAAGCAAATGAACTAAGCGTCTTTTTAGCAGCCTCAATTTCCTTCGGATCAATAGTCTCATTGTCCTTAGTGGTAAAATGCCAGCTTTTCCATTCTTCATCATTTTCTTGACCCAGTTGGAAAACATCATAAAACCAGTTACGACCTGAAGGAGTAGAAATAAACAACGCTCTACCCTTCTTGTCAGACAAAGATGCTCGAATAATCTTTTCCCAAACATCCTGCTTAACGAATGCACACTCGTCCAAGACTACATACGTCAAAGACATACCACGAAGACTGTCAGGGTTATCAGCCCCACGAACGAGAATCTTTCGTCCATTCACCAACGTGATCTCAAGGTTGTTGACATGACTGGACTTAATCACCGGCCTACCTAGCTCATGCAACAAGTCCCAGATAATAGATCTTGCTTGCCCCAACGTAGGAGCAATATACATCACCGCAGACCCTTCAGGGCAGTTCAAAGCTTCAATGAGCAGGGTCACTGCGGAAAGCCTGGACTTACCACAACGACGACCTGCTGCAACCACCTTGAATCGTTTCTTAGACCCAAATACCTGCTGTTGCCACTTAAGGAGTTGGAAGTTAAGTTCAGCCATCTAAATCCTTAATTTCCACATCCACCACATCATCCTGTTCCAAAACATCCTCAGCAAGGCCCACAGAAGGGCTTTGGAGCCCTGAAATGTTAATGGATATACTTGGGGTACTACCACCTTGTTTAGAGGCCTCAAAAGCCGATACAGGCACAATACGGTCGACAATCAACTTCCAGGCCGCTGCTTGGTTCTTATGATCATCATTCAATGCTGCATCATAAATAGCCTCAAGCACCTTAGCACTCTTAGGTGAGTTGAGCATCCGTACCTTGTACTCATTGATGATAGCCGTATCACCTTTTGGACGCCCAATTACACCCGTATTCTTTTTCTTTACGGCGACAATCTCACCCTTCTTGGGTCTACCCCTACCACGCTTCTTAACTTCTGGTTCCATGTTTATCCTTTGGGACATGGGTGTGAAATCCTTTCACACTTAGTTGATCTTACGATCAACGGTTTATAGACAAAACATTAGGGTTTAGACAAAAAATCTCAGAGCCCTACTATACTTTAATGTACTCTAATGTTATATATTTATATATTTATATTAATGTATAACACTAATGTACTTTAGTGCTTTAATGTACATTAATGTACTTCTATGTACATTATAGATAGAGTATCATAGATGAACAGAATTGTCAAGCATTTATGCACAAATAACATAAATATTTATTGTCTACAACTTATGCGGCTTCACTTTAAAGTCCCCTTTAAGGGTGCACAGATGGCACTTTAGAGTCTCTATTTGTCTTATGTTAAGTTATTTGTCTATATCTAACACAATATCGTTATAAATCATAACTTTATTGCATTCTGATCTGTCCCCAATTAAATTAACTATTTAGTTACTTTTTAGTTCCAGGTTTACTTTTTTGTGAACGCTAGAGGCTTAATTTTCTTTTTTGTGAACGCTAGAGGCTACCGCAAAAGTAAACACTCACACATACCCCCTCCCCCCTATGCTTGTGAGCCACTAGCGAAGTGAGTACTTACTTCAGAATTACTGACCAGGCAGTCATTAGTGCACACGTTAGTGAGTGCACACTTGCATGAAACGTTAATGAGAATCATTCTCAATTGGGCACGTGTGAGGGACGGTGTAGGTGCCTCTGACGTACACCTGGAGAGTGTTCCACGTGAAACACAGCACCAAGGGTTTACCCTATACTGTACAAGTATACAGTACCATGCAAGGATCATACCATACTTATCCACAGGTTGTCAGTCTTATATAAGAGTCAAAACTGTGGACAACTACCACTAGAGGTGTGGATAACATTTTCCAAGGGGTAGGGTGCTTGGAGGGTCGATAGCGTCTCCTGGGTCGTTTAAATCGGTCTTGTGTAAAGTTGTGTAAAGACAGGCAAACCTAGGGTTTTCCCTAATGTGCACACCAGGGAGCGGTGGCATACTAGAACCAATGACAGAGCACAGGGTTTTGTCAGACCTGTGAAGGACGCACACCATGAAAACCACACGCAACGAGGCGGGCATCTACACTGTCACAGGCCACACCAGGGCAGGTGAGCTGGTGCAGTACGAGGTCGAACGCAACGGCCACGGATGGTCTGTCACCCTGGTGTACGGGCAGGGCGCTGACCTGCACTATCTGTATGCCTCCAAGGCGCTCGCCGTCCAGGCAATCGAGAATCAAGGGTAAACACCTATTCCAAGCCCTCGCAAGGGGGCTACAATGAACCACACACACAACGGAGAATCAATCATGAAATTCGCACCATCGTTCAACATCTGGGAAGTACCTGCCGACCTCTTGAAACACGCCCAGCCGGGCCAATGGGTATATGCTGGGGAGCGCTCCAACAAAGGCCGATTCCTGGGAGTGAAACAGTCTGGAATCATTGTGGTAGCATGGTTGGGCAACATCCGCAACCAGGGCGACCACGCCAAGCGTCTGGAATACGTCAAGACTCTGCGCACCTATGCCAAGGGAGGCCGCAAGTGAGAGAATTCATCCACCAATTGATCGCCGCCGTGTTCTTTGCGGCTTGTGTGTTCGTTCCCTTCTATCTCTGGAGTTTCTAAAATGTCCTACACCGTCAAACAAATTGCCAAAGAATTGCAAGCCACGGCTCAGGGAGAGGCCTATTATGGCAACGCCTTATATGTTGCTCGTGACCTGCCCGAAGTAACGCACAACGACAAGGCTTGTCTCACCCGTTGGATGCACGGAACGCAAACAAGTGCAGACCGATTCCGTCTTCAGGACATTGCCATCGAGATACTGAAAAACCAGTAAAATTCCACTGCAAGCCTATAATGTGGGCTTGCGGGGCGATTTTGCCCGATACTTGCGAAGGATTAGCAATGAGCGATACAACCTACAACGGCTGGACAAACTATGCCACATGGCGTGTGAACCTGGAAATGTTTGATGGCATGACTGCTCGAGACTTTACAGGTCGGGGTGTTCCTTGCGTGTCTGAATTGAAGGATGCATTGAAGGACTGGGTCGAGGAAATAATCGAAAGCACCACAGACGAGGGCGTAGCACGCGACTATGCGATGGCTTTCCTGTCTGATGTTGATTGGTGGGACATTGCGAACCACATGATTGGCGAAGAAGAAGAAGAAACAGACGAAGAGGTGGAAGCATGAACGAAGATTTGAAAACCAAACTGCGTGTATGGGCTTATGACCGTATGTGGGACACTATCAACAGTGGCGCAGAACCAGAAGATGAATGGTTCGAGGTGGACTCATCTATCCCTGAATTGGCAGGCAGGATTGACGTCAATATCTTCTATGACCTAGACGGTATTGTCCGGGCTTGCGCCTATGATGTGGTAACCCTTCCAGACGGGAAGAAAACCACTAATTGCCAGACATGGGTAGAGGTGTTTTAATGAACAAATGGATTGATATCTTATTACCTGTCGCATTGGTGACAGTCTCTGGTGTGCTTGGATATAGCATCAGTGAATTCTCGCATATTCGAGAGAACGAAGCCGCACAGAGTCGGTGTTATTCCACAAAGTCAGTGGACGCATATGTGCACCGACTAGGCACGGATGAGTATGTCTGCTTCAGGGAGGATCACAATCGCAAGAAAATAACCAAGTCTCTTATTGTCATGCCTGATCGACCAATGGAATAAACAAAATGGAATTCAACATCAAAGAAAAGCATCTTTTACATAACGCACAGGTGTCCGGTAACGCATGGGTGTCCGCTAACGCACAGGTGTCCGGTAACGCACAGGTGTCCGGTGACGCATGGGTGTTCGGTGACGCACGGGTGTACGGTGACACATGGGTGTCCGGTAACGCATGGGTGTACGGTAGCGCACAGGTGTACGGTGACGCACAGGTGTACGGTGACACATGGGTGTACGGTAACGCACAGGTGTCCGGTAACGCATGGGTGTATGGTAGCGCACAGGTGTACGGTAACGCACGGGTGTACGGTGACACATGGGTGTACGGTAACGCATGGGTGTACGGTAGCGCACAGGTGTCCGGTGACGCATGGGTGTTCGGCGACGCACAGGTGTACGGTAACGCACAGGTGTACGGTAACGCACAGGTGTCCGGTAACGCACAGGTGTACGGTAACGCACGGGTGTACGGTAACGCACAGGTGTCCGGTAACGCACTAATCGAGAAAACCTCAGATTATTTAGTGATCGGCCCTGCTAAATCGTCTGGACGTTTCACCACTGCCCACAAAGATAGTAAGCTAGGTGTAAGGGTTAATTGTGGATGCTTTAGTGGCACTGTCAAGGAATTTTCAGACGCTATTGAAAAAACGCATAAAGACAACCCCGAAGCATTGGCACAATATCGTCTATTTTGTCAATTGATAGTTAACTTTGGAGTAGAAGGTTAAAAGGCTCAGGAAGGCCTCTAGACGGGACTCAGAACGATTATTTTAGCTCACCCAAGGGGTGGGTAGCCACAAGGAGTAAAAATGCCTAGAAACATTGATTTGGACATCTTTGAATGGATGCATCCTGACATGAGCACACCTCTGCAAGTGTCTATTGGATTTGACTCAGATTGGAGGTATGATGCATCAGCGCATCGGGACTATGAGGTGGTCAGTCCCTACATTGAGGCGGTATATATCGGAAATGTTGATGTTATGCCACTGATGTGCATGGGAGACTTGTCCCAGGCTTTGAAAGATTACAAGGAGAGCAGAGAATGAGCAAAGAATACATAATTAGATCCGGACAAAAGACTATTTATCTGGATAAGGATCAAGACGGTATGCACGTGTCGATCCGCGTACTTGGAGGGCAGGCTTGGGTAATATTGGATAGAGAAGAATCTTTAAAGTTGCTGGAAGCAGTAAAAGACATTTTGGAGGAGGAATAACTATGCATTGTCAAGCCTGTGATGCATTGCTGAGTGACTTTGAGGCCACCAGACGGGTCAAGAACACCCATCAGTATATTGACCTGTGTAATCGGTGTTTCAAAGAGTCCTATGCATCAACTTACCCAATTAGTGAACGGAAAGACCTAGCAACTAGCAGGGACTTTGATGAGGAATTGAGCACCGAAGGGTCTTTAGAGGACTATAATGACTTAGGAGACTATATAGTTCATAGAAACACTAATGAATAATACATTTATTGTCTATCATTAGTGTTTATACTAAAGTACTTTGGTATCTTTGGTAGCATTAAAGTACTTTAAAGATAAAAATACATATGTTTTGTCTAAATGTCAAGGGGATTTAATCATGACTGACGAAGAAATGGCACAATTGGGTGAAGAATGCTGGTATTGGTCTACCATTGAGGATATTGCATTGATGTTCACTCTTTACGGAAAAGACAAAGTATTGTCTGACGTAGCGAACCATCTGATCAAAAAGTGGGAGGAACAGAAGACCAAAGACGAGGAGGACATTTGATGTTATTGTCTATGTTTGTGTTTGTCTTAACCATCATCAAGGCGGTGCTGAAATGAAAGTCATCATGGAATACACACTCCCAGAGGAATCGTTCCTGCTGAAGTGTGCCGAGGAAGCGGTATCCAATAGAATGCTTCTAGAATCGATTAAAACCACCCTACAATCGCATGAAAACTATGGGGTAGTGTCTGAGGTGGTCTTGCAGGAAATAAAGGCTCAAATGAGGGGATTCAAATGAACACTTTAAGACAACAATTACACGAAGAACTGTTGAGTGATACTCGCCAATTCTGTGTTTATTGTGGCAAAGAAAAAAGCGGTTTAGGATGTTGCGGTGAGGTTCACTATGTTACCTATAGTGAAATGTATGAAGACCATCAGCAAGAAATGTTGGACTATGAAGTAGAACAATATGAAGAAAGGAACAATAAATGACTACCTCAGACCCATACTGGCCTTTCCCGACTCAACCACTGAAGCCCTACAAAGAACCCAAGGACTTTGTGCCTTATCCTTCTGATGCTGAGGAGGCTCCGCTATGAATGAGAGAGAGGCATTGAAGCTGGCGCTTGATGCGTTGGAAAACCACACTGCAATTAAACACCCACAACAGATTCATTATCGAGACAAAGCCATCACCGCAGCTATAAAAGCCTTGGCACAGCCAGAGCAGGAGCCGGTGGCGTGCGTTGGGACAAACGGCGAGCTTATGTGGTTGAATAAATCCAAGGTCATTTACAGCAAGCCGATTCCCCTCTACACCACCCCACCCACAGCACCTGTGCAGGAGCCGCCGCCCGGGACGATCAGCACAACCATTACTACAACCCCACAACCAAAGCGTGAATGGGTTGGGCTGACGGATGAGGAAATTGACGAGCTTGAGGACGATAGGAGCCTTGAAACAACGCACGACTTCATCTGCGCCATCGAAGCCAAACTCAAGGAGAAGAACACATGAGCATAGAAGCATTGAAGCTGGCGCTAGAGGCGTTGGAAACCTGTAACTGGGTTGATGACGGAGGGTATGGTCATGCTGAATATGACCATGTATCAACAAGCAAAGCCATCGCCGCCATCCGAGAAGCCTTGGCACAGCCAGAGCAAGAGCCTGTGGCGTGGTCATATTGGCAGTCTTGTTTAAATGAAGATGGAACACAAACAGCACCTTGGGTGCATCGTCTTTCTAAGTTTCAACCGAGCGAATCCATCATCAATAAAGACATTACGCCCCTCTACACCACCCCACAACCACAGCGTGAATGGGTTGAGCTGACGGATGAGGAGATACGTGAACTTGAAAAGCAATTCGAGGCAGAGCGTGTCCGCACATCTGACGAAGAGTATCTGGTCATCTATCCATCCGCTTACTGGCAATGGCAACGCGCCATAGAAGCCAAACTCAAGGAGAAGAACACATGAAATCGTTGAGCAAACTACATCAAGAGGCGATCATCAAAGCGCAGAACGAAACCGACCAAAACAAGGCGGCGGCAATGGCGATGATTGAGACGCCTATCGAGATGATTAAGGCCATCATGCTCAAGCATGAGATAGCTGTCATTGAAGTGATGCGCGAGTTGCACGAATCCCGCGAGGCCGCAGTCAGGGCAGAACGACAACGTATTGTGAACCTATTGATGGTGCAACACGAGGCTGCAAATGGGTCACACAACTACTGGCACGTTGCGGCAAATTTAATCAAAGCAGAATCAGGAGAGAACGTATGAGTAAAGACACAAGATGGGAACGAAGCATTGAGACATTTTCAGACGAGCAGTTGCTGTTTGAGTTGGTGCGCCGCAACGGTTTTCAACAAGCCGCAAAAAGGACAGAGTATTGCGGTGAAGGCTGGATGACCAGCACGGTTGGCATCGGTAAAGATCACAGCGTATCCATAACGATGGATGCAGATGACTTCAAAGAGCTTGCGGCACTTGCTGTTGCGGGGTTTAAAACCGAAGCCGCACACGGGATTAAGGAGTGAGAGATGATTTGTATTTGCAAAGACCCATTGGCCTTGGGTGTTGTTCATCGTTCAGATGCTCCTTGCTACATCCCAGAACAGCGCACATGGGTTGGGCTGACGCAGGAAGACATCGACATCGCTTTTGATGACACACAGGAGGGCGGTGGGTTTGATGACTTTGCTAGAGCCATAGAAGCCACGTTGAAGAGGAAGAACACATGATCTCAGAAATTGACATTCAAGACTTTACAGAACTTTACAAACTTCAGCGAGGAGATGATTTTGTATTTGCTGATGATGAACTGAAGACTCCACCGGATGCTAATGAGATTGACCCATTGAAAGTGTATAAATTCCTGGGAGTGGACGGAATGTACGCTAAAATACGTCAAATTACAGCATCTGCGGGTACATTGGACTTTGTAGCGGCCTGGACAAAGGTTAAAAAAGTATGATCCATGAAACAACCTCCGAGTTTGTACGCCATGTGACTTGTGAGCACTGTGGTAGCTCAGACGCCAATGCACTCTATTCTGATGGACACACCTACTGCTTCTCCTGTGGTGTGATAGAATCAGAGTCCTCGCATGAGGATCGTGAACGATGGAAAGAAGCTGTTAACCGAGCAAATGCTATGAAAACTGAAGGCGAAGTTAAACCGATTCCAGACCGAGGAATCACCAGGGATACCTGTGAGTACTACAAGGTCACCCAGACAGGTCAGAAGCATATCTATCCGTATGCTGATGAATCAGGCGCTTATGTGGCCTCTAAGGTGCGTACAGTGGCTAATAAGACCTTCTCGGTAGAAGGACATTGGAATAAGACTGGCCTATTTGGTCAATCTCTGTTCCACAAGGGAGGCAAGTATGTCACCCTGGTAGAAGGTGAATTGGACGCACTAGCGGCCTTTCAAATGCTCGGAAGCAAGTGGCCTGTGGTATCGGTCAAGAATGGTGCTCAAGCAGCCCTGAAGGACTGTAAAGCTAACTTTGAGTGGTTGGATTCATTCGAGAGCGTGGTGATCTGCTTTGATGCTGACGAGCCGGGTAAGAAGGCAGCAGCAGAAGTGGCTGAACTGTTTGGCTCCAAGGCCAAAATTGTTAAACACATTCAAAATTGTAAGGATGCTTGTGATTATCTCAAATCTGGTGAAACGAAGTCTTTTGTGGATTCTTGGTGGAAAGCTGAAACGTATGTCCCTGATGGAATTGTTGCTGCCAGCACACTCTGGGAGGAAGTAAATACTCCAGAGAAGCCAGCAGAGGCTATGTATCCCTTCAAGGGACTGAACGACCTACTCTATGGTCTGCGTCCCGCGGAGCTTATTACGGTCACCGCAGGCTCTGGACTGGGTAAGAGTCAGTTTCTGCGAGAGATTCTGTTCCATGTATTGAATAATACCAAGTGGAATATTGGTGGAATGTTCCTGGAAGAATCTGTACGAAAGACAGCTCGTAGCATCATGAGCTTGAGGGCTAATAAACTGTTACACCTACCGGACACCAAGGTATCGCAGGAGGAACTGAAAGATGCTTTTGAACACACTCTGGGCACTGATAGGATTTTTCTATTTGATCACTTCGGTAGCACTTCTTCCGATAATATTCTTAACCGTATCCGGTATATGGCGAAAGCTTGCGATTGTCGTATCATTTTCCTTGATCACTTGTCTATTATTATTTCTGGGCAAGACAATGGTGACGAGCGTAAAGCTATCGATGGTTTGATGACAGACCTGCGTACACTGGTGCAGGAGCTGGAGATTACTCTGATCGTTGTGTCTCACCTGAAGCGTCCTAACGGTAACCAAGGTCATGAGGATGGTCAGGCAGTATCTCTGAGCCAACTCAGGGGTTCAGGAGCTATCGCTCAACTTTCCGATGCTGTGATTACTCTGGAGCGTAACTCCATGAGTCCTGACGCTACTGAGAGACATACTACTAAAGTAGCAGTGGCTAAGAATCGTTATAGCGGTCTCACCGGTCCTGCCTGTGACCTACGCTATGATGTTGATACTGGTAGAATGTTTGAAGTTAAACTGGAGGATCTATGAGTCAATCTGATGGAGGTAAAGGTTCTAAACCTCGTCCCTTTAGTATCACGGAGCAGGAATACGCAGAGCGTTGGAATGCAATCTTTGGTAGGGATAAGGTAGAGAAGATCATTAATGATGCACGAGAGTATCTGATGGAACATAAACAAGACAAAGAGAAACAAAATGATTGAACACATCATTGTAGGGGCTACAGGAGTGGGTTACGCTATCGTGGGAACACTCCAGTGGCTCAAAGGGGACTTGCCTAACGGCATGATCTGGGTAGGTTACGCTTTTGCTCAGGTGGGGCTATGGATGAATCTAAAATGAACAGAGACGACATCATCCGCATGGCGCGGGAGGCTGGGCTGTTATTGATCGGCACTGCTGATGGCAGCGAGGCCGTGTACACATGGCCGCAGGGAATCACAGACGAGATTGAACGCTTTGCCGCCCTTGTCGCTGCTGCCGAGCGTGAGGCGTGTGCGAAGGTGTGTGAAGAAAATGCAGACGACTTATCCGAAGGAGATTGGGATTCTGCCTGTATCAACTGTGCAGACCACATCCGAGCAAGGGGACAAGAATGATGACCATTGATCAACTTGTGGGTAGATTGATGAATCTTGAGAGCAAGTATTATGAGTTACAATCCAAGTATCAAACCCTGATTCACCAATACGAACAATTGAAAACCGATCATGAAAATTGCCCTCGACATCGAAACGAACTTGGCACACGATACGATCCATTTGTGCGTAACCAAAAACCTTGACACCGGAGAACTGAAAGTATGGAAAAATCAAAGTGGCCTAAACGACTATCTAAGCAAGGCTACTCTCCTGATAGCTCACAATGGGATCGCATTCGATTTCTATCTCCTGAACAAGTTATGGAATACGAAGATCGGCTTGAAGAAGGTGTACGACACATTAGTAGCAAGCAGGCTATTAGAGCCAACGAGAGAGAACGGACACAGCTTGGAAAGCTACGGAAAACAGCTAGGTATTCCCAAGATTGACTATCCTGCTGTATGGTCATGGATGACGGACAGACGAGAGGAATACTATGGTGAATGCTACGATAAACCTATTGAAAGTTTGCTTGAGTATTATTGTGTTCGTGACGTTGATGTGCTTCACCGCATTTATATGTACGTCAGTGATCGTTTGGTGGTACAAGGTTTTTCTTTGGACTCTATCGAACTAGAACATCAAGTAGCTGCAATCATTGCTCAACAAGAACGTAACGGATTCAAACTGGATACCATTCATGCAACCTGCTTACTTACTGACCTCAAAACAAAAATGGCTGGAATATATGAGCAAATGCAAGAACGATGGCCTCCAGTCACGCTCGAGCGATTCTCAGAAAAGACAGGTAAACGACTCAAGGATGAGATCGTTACCTTCAATCCTGGGTCACGAAAGCAGATCGGAGAAAAGCTCCAAGAGCTAGGATGGAAGCCTAAGAAGTTTACTGAGACTGGACAGCCTATCGTTGATGAAGTTGTGTTGATGAAAACAGACATTCCTGAAGCTAAGATGATTGCTGAGTTTTTATTGCTTCAAAAGCGTATTGCTCAGGTGGAGTCTTGGCTAGAGGCGATGGGTTCAGACGGACGAGTACACGGTAAGGTGATCACCAACGGGGCTGTAACAGGCCGTATGACGCACTCTAAGCCTAATATGGCTCAAGTACCCGCTGTTAGGAAGGACAAGCAAGGTAATCTTCTTCACGGTCTTCCTGGAGGCTACGGTGTTGAGTGTCGCCAATGCTGGACGGTTGAGGAGGGTAACGTACTTGTCGGTTGTGATGCTAGTGGTCTTGAGTTACGTATGCTTGCACATTACATGAAAGATGATGAATACACCAAAACAGTCACTGAAGGAACTTCAAAAGATGGCACAGATGTGCACACAGTTAACCAAAAGGCAGCAGGTCTTGCTACAAGAGATGAAGCTAAGACTTTCATCTACGCCTTCCTATATGGAGCCGGAGATGCAAAAATTGGAAGCATTGTTGGAGGAAACGCTAGTCATGGTGCAAAACTTAAAGCAAAGTTTCTTGCAAAAACCCCCGCCCTTGCAACCTTATTGCAGAAAGTCTCTAAGGCAGCTACGAAAGGATCTGTACGGGGCTTAGACGGTAGACGTATCTGGATACGCTCCGAACACGCAGCACTTAATAGTCTCCTACAAGGAGCAGGGGCTATCGTGATGAAGAAAGCCCTGGTGATCTTTAATGATAAAATCAAGATCAACAAGTGGCCTGTAAAGATGGTAGCCAATGTTCACGATGAATTTCAGTTTGAGGTTCCTAAGCATCTGGCTGAAGTGACTGGAGAAGCTGCAAAGCAATCCATCATTGAAGCTGGAATACATTACAATCTACGTTGTCCTTTGGACGGAGAATACAAATATGGAGCCAACTGGCGAGAAACTCACTGATTACGATGCACGAATCGTGATTGATGTCAAGGACACTACTTTTATGGTGTCGCATACAGCCAACATTGATCTAGACCAAGTGTACGTAATCTTCTTAGCTGCGATAGAATACATGGAGGAACAGGAGTTTGGATTAGATCCAGATAAACCTCGAATCCTGAATTGACAGTCTGGAAAGACAGACATTTTATTAACTTTCAAAGGAATTGAAAAATGAGTGATTTGAAACCCGTGAAGATCTCTGGTGAACTGTTTTGGACTAAGTGGATGGCTGAGTTCAATACTATGTTTAACGAAGGTAATGATCGTTACGAGTGTACTATTGGTAATATCTCTGACGAAGATATGGCTAAACTGACTAGCCTGGGTATTCGTGTCAAGTACAAGGATGCTATGGGTAACTACATCGTTGGCAAGAGCAAGTATCTGTTTGCTCCTTTGGATGCTGATGGTAAGTCTGTGGCTATTGAGGCTCTTGGTAACGGCTCCAAGTGCGAGGCCCTTATCTCTTCATACAAGCATAAACTGAGTGCTAAACACGGTAATGCTCCGAGTATTCAGAAGATTAAGGTGACTGAGGTGAAGACCTATGTGCCTGATGCTAAAGTAGAAGAAGCGGATGACATCCTCTAAGCTTCCTAAGCTAGCCCTCGTTGACGCAGACGTTCTCGTATATCGGGTAGCGTTTGCGTCCGAGGACGAAGAAGAGGATATTTGCTTTGCTAGGGCTAAAGAACTCCTCTTTGAAATTGTTTACACGGAGTTGGACTGCAATGACTACAAAGCCTACATCACAGGAGCCGGGAATTTTCGATATTTGGTGGCAAAGACAGCCCCCTACAAAGGAAACCGAAAAGACTTCCAAAAGCCCCGACACTACGATGCCCTCAGAGCCTATCTCCAACGACTCGGAGCAGAGCTTGTCGAAGGGCAAGAAGCAGATGATGCTATCGCCATTGAAGCCTCAAAAGAACCAGGATCTACTTGGATAGTATCAATTGATAAAGACTTTGATCAAGTACCTGGATGGCACTATAACTTCGTCAAGAAAGAGAAGTATTATGTCACCGAGGATGAAGGAATAAGGAGTTTCTATACTCAGATTCTGACCGGAGATCGAGTCGATAACATTATTGGTATCAAAGGAATTGGCCCTGTAAAGGCTGAGAAAATTCTGGCAGATTGTAAAACAGAAAGGGAACATTATGATGCTTGTGTTAAAGCGTATGATGGGAATATTGAGCGAGTCACCGAGAATGGAGTCCTTCTATGGTTAAGACGCCACCCAAACCAGCTGTGGCTTCCTCCTTTGCCCTCGCAGGATTCGACTGGACAGTTAGGTACGTTGAGGGAATTACCGAGTACGGACTCTGTAATCCCAGCACCCAAGAAATCATCCTCCGATCAGGAATGAATGAACAGATGACACAGCAGACCTTCTTGCATGAGTTGGTTCATGCGATTCTGTTCACGATGGGTAAGACTAACCATGATGAAGAATACACTGATGCCTTTGGCTCATTGCTTCATCAGTATGAGAGGACTAAGGCTTGAAAACCAGTAGTGCTAAAGCCAAGGGACGTAACCTACAGAAGTGGGCTGCTGCAAGGCTTCTAGAGTTCGCACCAGAGCTTGAAGGAGACGATGTTAAGTCCACCTCTATGGGTGCTGGTGGAGAGGATGTAATGCTCTCTCCTGCTGCTCGTAGGATCTATCCTTGGCAGATTGAGTGCAAGAGTTACGCTCGTATTGCTGTTTATGACTTCTACAATCAAGCCTGCTCACACGGGACTCATGAGCCTGTAGTGTTCATTAAACAGAATCAATGTAAGCCTCTTGTTGTCGTAGATGCTGAATACTTTGTAAGGAACTTCAGAAATGCAAGTAAATCTACTTAAAGAGAATGAAGATGGATCAGCAGACTATACTTTTGATCTATCATCAACGGAACAAGATGATTTAGTTCGTTGGGCTATCATGGAAGCAATCAAACGAGCAGTAGAAGAAGGAAAGAAATATGACACAAGTGAGTCTAGTGTGGGTAACACCACAAGCGGAGGAGAAAGTAGCGTACATGGCTCGGGTGAGCAATCCAGCGAACCAGGACAATCAGCAGACGGCTTCAAAACTTCTCAAGTACTTGGTTAAAAACAAGCACTGGAGTCCCTTTGAGATGGTCAATGTCTGTATGGAGATTGAAACCACCAGGGACATTGCTCGTCAGATCCTGCGGCATCGTAGCTTCTCTTTCCAGGAGTTCAGCCAACGGTATGCAGTAGCTGAAGGATTCAATATCCGCGAATGTCGTAAGCAAGACGCTGTGAATCGTCAGAATAGCCTAGAAGTGGATATGACCGAACACGATGATCGTTATCTAGCCACTTGGTGGGACGGAGTACAGAATAGACTGCTTAAAGAAGCTGAATTTCTGTATCAAGCTGCTCTCAGTAAAGGTATCGCTAAAGAGGTAGCCCGTAGTCTACTTCCTGAAGGCCTGACAACCTCTAGGATGTACATGAATGGAACCTTACGTAGCTGGATCCATTACATTGACATTCGTTGCGATAAGGCTACACAAAAGGAACACCGTGAGGTGGCTGATCAGTGTAGAGATATAATCTTTAATAACTTCCCTTCTATTAAAGAGGTCTTAAATGGAGCTTGAAGACTATTTCCACTCAATCCAACAGGAGAAACCCATGATTCATAAAGATACTGTCGTTACCATTAGCATTGATCAAGATAATCACGATCTTGCAGACTTTCCTGACTCTTATGTTCAACAGCGCAATGCTTACTCTGGTCCCACATGGATGGAGGTTCTTGAGGACTTGATTAAAGTTCTGGAACTACATTATGGTTACGGCATTCGTGAGCACGTGTACTATGCAGTCAAGTTCCCTATTTTTGATCACAATGTTTCACCTGCCCCTGGGCGTGAACTTAATCAAGACTTGTTCATGGAGTTGTTGCAAGACAATCCTGAATTGAACAACGGCGGTGAACACAAGGTAATGAGCCGGGAATGAGAATCCTTGTCATACCCGATTGTCAAGTCAAGCAAGGTGTTCCTCTGGAGCATCTTTCTTGGGCTGGTCAGGCTATTACGGATTACCGTCCTGACGTTATCGTTAACATCGGTGACTTTGCTGATATGCCTAGTTTGTCTTCCCACGATATTAAAGGCTCCAAGTACTTTGAAGGGCTTAGGTACAAGTCTGATGTTGACGTTACGAAGCAAGCTATGAAAATGCTTCTAAAGCCTCTTAAAGACCTACAGAATCGTCAGAAGAAGAACAAGGAAAAGGTTTATAAGCCTCGAATGGTGCTCACCCTAGGGAATCATGAGAATCGTATCGACAGGGCTGTAAACAATAACCCTACTCTTGAAGGTTTGATCTCAACAAAGGACTTAGGCTATGAAGCTGACTGGGAAGTTCATGCTTTTCTACACCCTGTGTTCATTAATGGGGTCGGGTTTAATCACTATTGGCCTGTGGGAGCTATGGGAAGACCGGCTGGTTCTCCTGCTGCTATTATCTCTAAGCTGCATATGTCTTGCGTTGCCGGACATCAGCAGGGTAAACAAGTCGCCTATGGTAAAAGGGCAGATGGTAAGCCAATTACCGCCATTGTTGTGGGTAGCTATTACCTTCATGATGAGTCTTATATGGATCAGCTCAGCAATCGTCATTGGCGTGGTCTACTTATCATGAATGAGGTAGAAGACGGTCATTTTGATGAGATGTTTTTGAGTATTGAATACTTGGAGAAGAAATATGGACGAATGGAATCCAGCAATTAAGCCTATTCCCGGAATGGTTTATAAAGCTACTAAAGATCAAATTGAAGACTATATGAATTCGTTAAAGTTACCTGAAAAAGTGACCCAAAAAGGTGCAAATTCTAAGCAAATTGCTGGTAGTCACTATAGTGACAAGTCTATCCAGCCTTGGGACTTCATTTATGCAAATAACCTTGGCTATTTTGAGGGAAACTGTGTAAAATACGTGTCCCGCTGGAGAGACAAGGGCGGTATAGAAGACCTCAAGAAAGCCATCCACTATCTTGAAAAGCTGATTGAACTAGAACAAGGAAAATAATGACCCCATACCAAACTTACATTGCCAAAAGCCGTTATAGTCGATTCCTGGACGATAAAGGACGCCGAGAGCACTGGGAGGAAACGGTTGAGCGATACTTTAACTTCATGGAAAAGCATCTCCAAGACAAGCACCAGTATACCCTCAGTCCTGCCCTTCGGCATGAGCTTGAGCAGGCTGTGCTGAATCTGGAGGTTATGCCCTCTATGCGGTCAATTATGACTGCTGGAGATGCCCTGGAGCGTCAGAATATCGCTGGCTATAACTGTTCCTATCTGCCTATTGATGATCCTAAAGCCTTTGATGAGGCTATGTACATCCTCTTGTGCGGCACTGGCGTGGGCTTTAGCGTGGAGCAGAAATATGTTAACAAACTACCAGAGATTCCTGAGAAACTGTACGACAGCAATACTGTTGTGGCTGTTAAAGACTCCAAAGAAGGATGGGCGAAAGCACTTCGTCAAGTTATTGCACTTCTGTACGCTGGAGAGGTTCCAAAGTGGGATGTATCCGCAGTTCGTCCTGCCGGTACACGCCTTAAGACCTTTGGGGGCCGTGCATCCGGACCTGAGCCGTTGGTCGAACTATTCAAGTATGTCGTTGGTAAGTTCAAGTCTGCTGTGGGCCGTAAGCTGCACACAATCGAGTGTCATGACATTCTGTGTAAAATCGGGGAAGTTGTTGTCGTTGGTGGAGTGCGCCGATCAGCCATGATCTCTCTGTCTGACCTGGGCGATGATCGTATGGCTCACGCTAAGGCAGGTAACTGGTGGGACGGTAATGGTCAACGAGCCTTGGCTAACAACAGTGCTGTCTACGAGGTTAAGCCAGATGTAGGCCAGTTCATGCGTGAATGGTCCAATATCTATGAATCCCACTCAGGTGAACGAGGAATCTTTAATCGGTATGCGTCAGAGAATCAAGCAAGCAAGAATGGACGCCGTGTCTTGGGTAAGGAATGGGGCACAAACCCTTGCAGTGAAATTATTCTTAGACCTTATCAATTTTGCAATCTTTCCTCTGTTATTGTTCGTAACGGGGATGATATGGATCGACTTCGTAACAAGGTACGTTTGGCAACGATTCTGGGAACTTTTCAATCGACCATGACTAACTTCCCGTACCTGCGGAAGATCTGGCAGACCAACACTGAAGAAGAGCGTCTCTTGGGTGTTTCTATGACTGGTATTCTGGATAATCCGTTGCTGAATGGGGCTTATGACTTGGATCTGCCTAAACGACTTGAGGAATTGAAGAATGTTGCTATTGACACAAACGCTCGGATGGCTAACGATATTGGTATCCCTGCTAGTGCCGCTATTACTTGTGTTAAACCGGAAGGCACTGTATCTCAACTCACGGGAACTGCTAGTGGTATCCATCCCCAGCATAGTCAGTTTTACATTCGCCGTGTTCGTTCTGACAACAAAGATCCTCTGACTAACTTCCTGAAGTCTCAGGGATTCCCAGCTGAGCCTTGTGTCATGAAGCCTGACTCCACCACGGTGTTTAGCTTTCCTCAGAAGGTAGGCGAAGGTGCGGTGTTACGAGAGGATTTGAGTGCTGTTGAGCACCTGGATTTATGGCTGGTATTCCAGAAGCACTGGTGTGAGCATAAGCCCTCTGTAACTATCTCTGTGAATGAATCAGAGTGGCCTACGGTGGGTGCATGGACTTGGGATCACTTCGATGAGGTCACTGGCGTGTCTTATCTGCCCTATGATGGCGGTACGTATCGTCAGGCTCCTTATGAAGAGATCAATGAAGCTGAATACGTTAAACTAGCCGCTGAGATGCCTAAAACTATTGATTGGGAATCCTTCTATGAAGGCACTGACAACGTAGAGGGTGCTCAGATGCTATCCTGCACCGCAGGGGCTTGTGAGATTGCTTTCTAAGGAACCAAGATGCAAGTAGAATTTGAATTCAAAGCAGGGCTTGTATTTGGCCTAGAAGCTGATAAAATCCTGGTATTACCAGAAGAGGGAGAACCAGACTTTGAGTCTGAACCCAATGAAGTGATTTATCTCCATCTAGGGATCATATCCATAGCTTTTATTCTTGGTGTGTAGTAACTTAAAAGGCCCCTTACGGGGCCTCTTTTATGCTATTAATGAACATTCAACTGTTCGTCTTTTAACCAGTCCTGGGAGTACTCTACCGCCTCCTTTGACCCACTTCATCAGCTCTTCCTTTGCTCCTTCTTTATCTCCTGCCTGGATACGCTTACGAAGGGTAGAAGACTGTAATTGACCAGATCCAAGGTTATAGACAAAATCCATGATAGCTGCCACAGCTCCTGGACCCCAATCGCTTAGGTTAGGACACAGTTTTAGAACCCTCGGTAAGCAGTTCTTCTCCAGTTCCCACATGAGCAGCTGTTCAGCCCTCTCACGGGTGATCGGAGGGTCTGCCAAAGTCACCCGAGTACCATTCTCATAGAAGGTTGATCCTACACCGATGGTAGGTATTCCAGCAGGACAGAGATAAGGCTTTAGGTAAACCCCTTCAAAGAGGATACAAAGCCTTTTAGCTATCTCTACAGGGTTATTTTCCACGACCCAATGCTCGGTTAGCAAAGAAGAAGCCTAGAACCACACCAGCGAGGGACAGATCCCAGTCTTGCATCACAAAGTGCTGCTCATTAAGCTTCAAGCACCACAGAACCAACACAATAGTGGCTGCAGCAGGACGAATCAGCCCATTCCAGGCATCTACAAAGGTAATCCCTGTAGGCTGGAAAGCACTCTTCATGGCCTCTGTAAAAGCATCTGCCTCTACTTGGTCAATATGCGATTGAGCCTGAGCTTCAATGGTCTTGATTCCTAGCTCATTCTGAAGCCTTAGGGCCTCTTGCATACGCTGGTGAGCACGATCATCTAATTCAGCCTGGAGCTGCATCCTAGCTTGTTCAAACTCATGATCCTGCTTCTTTGTATGCCATGCAGACATCTCACCCCAGATCATACGGAATACAGAGCCACCCAGAAAGGATAGGAGAGCTTCTAACATTA